GATGAGGATCGGAGAGTATGCGCTGTTCATTGGGTTAAGCTGTACAGTGGGACGAAGTTGCAGCCGTTTAACCGTAAACTCGCCATCTACTGATGCCACCACGATGTCGTTATGTTCAGCTGTACGGGAGCAATCAACGACCAGTAAATCAGTGTCGTTAATCCCCCCTTCTATCATCGAATCCCCCGCAGCTCGCACAAAGTAAGTGGCGCTGGGATGCTTAACAACCAGGTCATGAATGTCTAAGCGTTGCTCGATGTAGTCCTGGGCCGGAGATGGAAACCCACACGGTACCGGGTCACTGAACAGAGGTAACGTAATAACTTCCCGCAGTAATACCGGATTGATAAATTCCATAAGATAGCCCCAACAAATACTGTGTTTATATACAGTATATCTATCAATGAAACTGATCAAGCGATCCGGTGTACCTGGCTGACGTGGTCCTGAGCAAAAGGGGATAAAGGGCTTTACTGATGAAAGGATTAATCGCTGTGTAAATTTTTCGGAATGAGCCTCCCGAATAGTTTGTGATTACTTCTTCAGCTCGATACTGACCAACATTCCCTCATAGGGTGACAAAAAAAAGGCAACATTATCGACAACCCAGTTGCAGTCTGCCTGTGGATCAAAACCCTCAGTGGTGACGGTGCTCTCCGGGGTCAGTGCCAGTAGTTCAGGCGTGGCAGGCTGCGTGATGGACATCGAAATAAGGTAGTCAGGTTCGGGCTTTGACTTTGTCTGGCTGGTGTTCGCGGCGACTCGCTCTGCATCTTGCTGTCGTGACCGTATAAACGCCTCTGCAGCCTGACGACTTGGCTGAGTAAAACCAGACGGTATTTCGGGCATCCCGGAGCCATGCCTCAGTACTTTGTGTTCGCCTGTCTGCGCATCGATATAAGGTACCAGCAGAGTGCCACCATTTCCTGCCGCCGTCTTTGAAGGAGTACTGGCTTTACTGCGGTGCGCAAACTGCCAGTATGTCCTCCCTGAGGGTGTTACGGTCACTTCTGGTAGTGGGTTACCACTGGCTGACCTTCCTGTCCCCTGCACCATAAAGACCTGATATCCGCCAGTCGCTTTACTGATGGCGTTGTATTGCCGCGCCAGTTTTGCCAGGAATTCAGCATCGTTTTCATAGAGCTGATCAAGATGCCCGGGCATCAGGTTGTTAAGCTCCGGTGATATGCTGGATAAAAGTCCATTTTCTGCCGCAATGGTTCTGACAATCTCACCAATACTGACATTCTCCCATGAGCGAGTTTTCTGGCTCTGCATATTATACGGATGCAGTGTGTTGCTACTGGGCACAGCCAGCGCGCTGATAGTGATGGCTCGCGGCGGTCCCTGCAGAGAGACTGAATCAACAACAAAAGTCCCCTTTTCCACCAGAAACTCATCGAACCCGATAGCCAGTTTTAATTTTGCACCTTTTGATGGCAGCATCATCGTCGGCGAAACCAGGTTGATAGTCAGCTTGTCTGATTGAGGATCGTCTCCGGTTGCCCCGTAATCAGTCAATGTCAGGTCGGTGAGATATTTTGCGACCTCTTGAGTAATATTTTTATCTTCAGCGACTAATGAAAATGTGGGCAAACTGGGATTAACGTTATTCATGGGATCACCATAACGACGGGGTATATATTGTGGGTTCTTCAGCAATGACAGGGAGTTTTATTTCAATGCCAGCCTCGTAATAATTTCCGAGATCAGAAAGCCCGGGATTAGCATTGAATACATCAACTAAGTTTTTCGTATCTCCGTAAAACCGCCAGCATATTTCATCAAGCATATCACCATCACGGGTTATATATATTGTCACCATAATATTTTATCGCCATCGTAAATTGCTGATGTTTTGGTATTCCGGCCATTAAAAACCTGTCTGCCGTATCGGAGAACTCAGATACCACCCAATATCCCAGAATCTCACCTGTGCCGGATATCAGGAGTTTGGGCGTGGTTACATCACCCAGAAGGCTCAGTTCATTGACCGGTTGAGTCCCTACAAACATCTTGCTTACTTTCGGGGATATCCGGCGATTATCCGTATACACCTCACCTGAAAAAGAGATTGTCGGTGTGGACTTTCCTGTGTACTGGAGGCTGTCACGCTGGCCAAAGCGCTGCTGCTCCACCCAGCGCCAGGACAATGACCGCTGGATGCTCTGATAGGTCGCATCATCGATATTGAAATTAAAATCACCGAGGGTCATCATCGTCTTAAAATTATGCTTTACGCCAATATCAAGAAGGGCAAAAGCGTCACCGGTCGCAACTTTCGCCAGGCCAAAAATATCCATCAGAAACCCTCCCCGATCAAATCAGATAGCGTCAAACTCCTGAAGTCGATGCCATCAATACCGCCAGGAACTGAACTCAGATAAACCATTAATGAAACGATATTAAGCGTATCGATCCCATTTATCCGCCTTACGCCTTCGCCTGGTATTAACAGTACCTTCTCTTTTCCGTTTACTGAACGCCTGTAATAACTGAGCGCTATTTCTATTGAGGTTGATTTATTCGCACGCCCAGTACTTCCCGTTGGGTCGGAAGAGCTTCTTGATATAAATCCCTCGATTTCATCTTCAATACCAGAAACCCCGCCGGAACCAAGATAACCTTCACGAATAACAAGTCTTGTGCTAACAAATGGCCTGAAGCCTATGGCGGCAAAATCATCAAAATTAGCGCCACGGATCCTCAAGCCGGCGGTTAGTGCCTGCATACCATCATCAGTAATTCGCGGGCCATCCATATGACCCGCAAAATACTCCGATGTTTTAATCACTAAATCGGGTGCCCGATATTCCACAGCGTTAATGACATGCCTTCCACGATGCCAGACAGACCAGCTTTTTAACTGTGACGACATATCATCCTCCGAGCGTTGCTGGTGTCATGATACCGCTGTCACCAAGGCTTAATTTGAAGACATTCATGGCAGCCTCTCCCACTTTTTTCCCGATGGTCATGGCATCATCGCCTGATGCAGCCTGGACCGTGATGTTGAAGGGGAATTGTTGAAGAGTAGGCATCCCGCGTTCAGCATTCTTCGATGCATTGGCTTCATTTAAAATATTCAGAAGAGTGCTATCTGCCGCTTTTTGGGACCTTTCTTGACCATTCAGATCATAGTTTTCATATGCCGTACCCATACCTGTCTGTTGTGCTGATTGTTTAGTAATTTGCGCAGCCTGCCAGCGAGCTGTTTCCTTCTTCGCAAAATTTTGCACAAACTCATCGGTATCCAGCCAATTAATTCCCTGTTTTTCGGCTAGTCTTTCTCCCTCTTCAACTGCCGCCCCTCCTACTTCTGTGAGATTATTCGCCTTTTGAAACTTAGTTTCATAATCAGCAAAATATTCACCGATGAAATCAGCGAGCACCTGAAGTCCACGCCATAAGGCAGACAGAACCGGTTTTAACTGACTTTCCCAAAAATCACTGATTGATGTTGCGAAACCAGAAATCCCTTCAACCAGAATGTCTTTCCCGCCAGTCCTAAACCAACTGGAAAACTCATCAGCATATTTCGTGATGGATGGTGCCAGGTCACCAGCCAGTGTGCCTATAACTTCTTGTGCTGCACTGCTTAATGCTGTCCACATACTGGACATAGCCATCTGGCCACGAACAGCTCCTTCTTCACCCTTTTTGGTCGTCAGGATGTACTTTTCCTGTGCAGACATCAGCTCTTCGTACGTTTTGCCTGACATCTTCATGTACGCGAGTATTTTGTTGCCCTCCCCACCCAGAACCATGTCAATCATTGAGCGGGCGACCTGCTCATCCTTCACTTCGAGCGCCCGGTTTAGGATGAGCGCCATCTGCTCTTCGTTTGTCTTTCCAGTGAGTGAGCTACTGGTTATCCCCAACCCTGTAAAAGCGTCACTGACGGAAGACTGCTCACCGAGAGCCTTGAATTCACCGATTTTATTGGATAGCTCTTCAGCAAGATCGCCGAATGCCTCTCCATTCATCCCAATCTGTTTTCCTACCGCATCCCAGGCTTTGAACTTATTCAGGCTGACGCCATATCCCTTCGCCACACCAGCCTGTTCTGCTGTAGTAGCATTGATGGCCAGCGCTCCTCCGACTAATCCTGTAGCTACCCCGAAAAGTGGACCAGCCCCAGACATGGCTGCTCCAAGCCCTGCTTTACCAATTCCGGCAGCACCTCTCAGCGGCGCGGTCAAGACCTGACGAATTCTCAGCGTACGATTGAGCTGTTCCGCATCCCTGTTCGCCTCTTCAATACTTTTTCCAAGTTCCGTATATTCTCTTTTCAGCCGGCTCACATCCTTGCCTGCCAGCGTCCCTTTTTTGATTTTCTGTGCCAGGGCTTCTTGCTTTTTAGTCAGTCTGGCAACTGCCATTTCAGCGTCAGTGATCCCTTCCGTGAGCGTTTTTGACGAACTTTTGAAACTATTTGAGACGACACCACCGAACGTCACGGTAGCTTTGAAATTACTCGACACTACACCCATATTACTTTTTCCTTGTCAGAGATAAGAAATCAACAAATACGCGGAAAGGTAAATTGGTAATTTCAGAGGGTTGCCATCCCTGCATGGTCAGGGATAATTTAATTATTGCCCGCTGGATTTCTCTTTCTGATATCCCATTTTCTTCAGCAACGCCGCCCGTTTTTGTGGCGGAACCATAAAAACGACAAACTGATCCTCGAGCTGTTTGTAATCGGCAATCGTCAATCCTTTTAGAACATCCACTTCCTGTCCGCATAAATCAGAAATCATGATTAAATCCTTTTCATCTTCGGAGCATGTCAGATAGCTGAATTTCAGACGATCAAATACTTTCGGCTCACGCATAGAAAGGCATTTCAGTTCATTGCCCTGCTGATCCTTGATTGGGGTATACAGCGTAATAATTTTCACTTCTGCCGGGTATGTCATTAAAAAATCCTTAAATATAAAAAGGGCGCCTGAGCGCCCATTAATGTCCGATAACTGGAATGAATTACAGGTTTTTACCCATCACAAAATCGGTAATTTCTTTAAACTGATCGACACCGTTAATGCGCCGCACGCCATTGATAGCATCAATATAAACCACTTCTTTCCCGTCAATGGTTCGTGAATATAATGAGGGGCGCAGTGTTATGGTTACACCGCTTTTGGAACGATCAGTCTCCGTTCTGGCATCGGATTCATATCGCGTTATTAACCCCTCCATCTTGTCCTCGATGAGATTTTTATTTTTTCCAGACACATACCCTTCACGGACAACAAAACGAGGATTACCACCAGACTGGAAGCCAAACAATGACAGGATGCGCTCATCAGCCCCCACCAGCTTTATCGTGACGCTCATCGCCTCCATGCCATCATCGAGAACCAATGGCATATCCATGTGGCCAGCGCGAAACTCAGCTTCAGTGATACCGAGTGCCGGCGGTGTGTATTCGGACGCATTGGCTACGTGAGAACCCTCGGAATAAAGCGCCCAACGGGTTAAAAATGTTTTTGTCATTGCGCGCCACCTTTAGCGTAATTAGTGTTCAGACGGACACGGCAGGTAATACGCTCGGTCGGCGATTTGAAACCGTAGTCATAATCGATATACAAATGACCCGCCACGATGGTTTCCGCCGTATTAATTTCTTCATCGAGCCACGCCTTGCCGCCATGAATAGCGCCCAGGTCTGTCTGCTCTTTCAGATAGGCACTCACAGATGCCACAGCATCATTGGCGAGCATGATGTCCAGCGGTCTATCAAGGTATGGGAATAACCCAGACTGGATGGAATCGCGCAGGATGTCATCGGTTCGCACCGCCACCTCAAACCAGCGTAATGGATCAATGCTGCAATTTCGGTTACCCCAGTGCCGGAATCCGCCGTAAGTGATGATGGTGCTGACGCCGTTCATGTTGAGCTGGTTGGCGACGGTGTTTTCATCACCGATTGACCAGCTGTCAATTTGCTCAAGCCCTTCAAAACCATACATCGCCTGGTTTGACTTTGACCACCACCAACCCAGAACATCATCAATACGCGATCGAAGTCCGGCGGCGTAAGCTGAAGCGGGACGATAAATTTTCTCACCTTTTTCATTTGTGACTTTTACGCGTGGCCGCAGAATTTCAACTCGTTCGCCATAAAGTGTATGACGCTGAATGACATCGGCTGGCGTGGCCATCGAGAGGCTGTCCAGATAAGTCACCGCACGAAGTTGCGTGGCCACGGATTCCAGCTTCTTACCCACGCCATCATCTTCAGAAAATTCAGGTGTGATTAAAATTTTCGGCGTTACTGAAACCGCCGCCTGTGCAGACAGTAGAATATCAATGCCCGCGATGATGTTGGCCAGAGTCAGAGCATCAGTCGACCCTTCAGTCACACGAACACCAACAATCAGCGCGCCGGTCTGCTCAAAAATTTCACTGATAGCCGTATGTAATGTACCAGTGGTACCGAGAAGATCGGCTTGCGCCTGGCTGCCATAAATGACAAGCGGTGTGTTTAGCGGATAAGGCTCATCCTTGCCGCCAGCCAGTTGTTGTTTCTGGAAAGGCGCGATAATGCCATCGCCAGTGCCGGACAAGGTCGCCAGAATTCCCGGTGTTGCGATTGCATTAACAACCTCGACAACCTCAGCAGCTGTTGATGTTGATGCGCCGCTTGTGGCCACGAGCGTAATCGTCAATTCCTGGTTCGCAAATGTCGCGGCGACTGTTGTCACAGAGTCATCACCCAGCACGGCCACCACACTTAACGCATTCCCCTGCATGCCAGGAAAGAGCTCAGTGGCAGAATAAGTAATAACGTTATCGAGAATCGACGTTCCCGTGACAAGTGATGCCGCCACCGTTCCCGCTGAATCCGGCGCGGTACCCACGATACCAATCGCCGCCGTTTGCACTGTTGCAATCGGGTAGATATTGCCACCCGTTGTTTGCATATCGATGCCATGCAATCCCATATTTTTTCCTCGAAAAAAAACCACCCGAAGGTGGTTGTGGTTAATTCATGCCTTACGGCGGCGAATGTCTTTGGTTTGTTGCCTTTTAACTCATTTTTTACTAATCATGGCCTTTAGCTCTGCAACTTCTTCTCGTAGAGCTTCAACATATGTTTTTTTATGCTGCACTGGTGCGGGAATGGCAGTTATGTTTTCGCCATCAAAGACGAACGCACCCAGCTTAAAGCCCTCTGGCATGCTCTCTACTTCCGCAACGCTCATATTAAGCGGGAAGAACATAGACACGGCGTAAGTGTTGCCACGCTCCGGTACAGGCGCATCTACGACCGAAACAATCACGCCGTTTTGGTCATACATAATTTTGATAGTGTCGTCAGCAAAAAGCGCCTGGCATTCATACCAATCAAGCCCGCCCTCTGATTCCAGAAATTGAATGGTTGTCATAGCCTCGCCAAAATTGGCTAATGATTTTGCTGTACCGCGTGATGGTTTAAAACCTTTAATATTTTGCATTGTCATTACCCGTTAATTATTACCCATGAGCCACTAACGTATTTTTGAATTGGCTTGTAATAGATTCCTGTGACAGTGTCAGAGCTATCAAATGGACTTGTTGCCAATCCAATCATTGTATGGCCCGGCGGGACTTGCTGATCACTTGAATTATCATCGCCAGTTGTACGCGGTTGCCATACGTTTGCGCCCAATGACACATCATTAACCAGAACCCCTAGGTGACTAAGCAAGTTCCCAGCATAAAACGCAGAGCCTAAAATATTCCCATCAGGCATGTATATAACGCCCTGATTTCCAGCGTTGCCATTTGTTTCAAATACCCATTGCTTGATTTCGCCACGGTCATTTACCGCCGTTATGCAAGGTTGTGCAAACTTATTGGTATTACTTCTTGCAATTCCGAAATCTATTGATGATGCGTATCCAAATTCAGTTGATTGAGTTATTGCTTTTGTTAATGGTAAATACACATCCCCGCTAGCTGAATAAATATGGTTAACAAGCGGTGCCATTCCATTAGCTAGCTGGTCTGCAATTGCCCCGGCACCAGGCCAACCAGAGGTGTTAAATTCCATCCCCAGCGCACCTGTCATGGTGTCGCCAGTTTTAGCTACTGCGTTTATATCTCCTGCCGTTGGCTTGTTTAGTGTTGAATATACAATTCCACCAAACCACCCGCCGACAGTAGAATTAACTTGCGTTGCTACTCTCCCGTCATATCCGATTTCTATTAATGTTCCGATTTCACCATGCTTTATCCAGATATAATCTATTGTCTGGTTAGTAAGCGCTGAATTTATTACCGCATTTCCCGATGAATAAAACCCACTTGCAGCCGTTGGGAAGTAGGCGTGTAAGTCTGTGCCGTCAGCTATCCAGAGTCCCACCCCACCCAAACCCCAACCGCCATTTATTAGCAATCTTCCTGCTGTGGCGTCAGTTACCGTTTCTTGAGCATCATGCGTTGAGGCACTACCCAGCCCAAGATGATCGCGGGATGCCTGTTGTGCCTCTGCACCAGCTGCGGCAATTTCTGACAAATTGTTATCAATTCGCAAATAAAGCGTATTAGCCCGTTCTTCCGTTAAATAATCCTGAGGGCTAACTATCAACGTGATATCGCTAGTGCTTGAGACTTGCAGTAAATATTCGATACCCAATTTTGCTGCATAACCACTATCAGGCTCAGGTTTGACCTGGTCGGGATAATTACTGACGCTATAGAGAGTACCATCCTGGGTAAAAATCCCCACTTCACGTATTGTGTACCCGCCCGACTCCATGGGGATAATACCCTGCGCAACCAAAACATTTGGCTGCTCTCCAGTAGTCAGGCTGCTCAAACTCCCGCGGTAAACTTCATTCACCAGCGCAACCTGCGACGGATTGGGGATAACGACTGCACCACCGCCATCCCCTACTGCAAATTGCGTCAGTGCGACAGGAGGACCACCCGCTGCGGCGGCAGCTTCCAGTGCAGCACCCGCATCCGTAATAATCGAATAATATTCACTCATATTGATTTAATTCCAATTCTCGCGGTAATTGTTGCGACTACGGCACCACCCATATAGAATTTTCCCTCTATAGCCTGCGGTGCAATACCTATCTCTGACAGATGACTCCTGACATTTTTTGCGTCATTAATTTGATTGACTAATTTCTCAAGGATTTCTTCAGAAATACCACTACCATAAAGAATGACTTTAAATGTATAAGGTTGAGCTTTTGGTGTTTCCTGGTACCACTCAATAACCTCTGTCAGATAATCAACTGATGCTAATGCCCTCTTAATTGCACCAATTGTCCCACGCCGTTTATTTATTTCTGGTGCAGATTTTACAACCTGTCTTTTTTGAAATTCGGTCCAGCTATCTTCCCACCATGTCACACCATTATCCCAGGCAAGCCATGGGATGAATACACGCGGCGTTAAAAGTGGTCGGCGAATTTGTTTAATTGGAACCGGTATGGCTTCAATTCTTTCGGCATGGGTACTTTCTAATGCAATTTCAGGCGGTGAGGCATTCGGTGGTAATAATGTTTTTAGTTTATCCACTCATGTCTCCAGGCTCATATTCAAGGTTATACCTGAGCAATAAAATGCCTGACCGATTACCGGGATTAAATCACCTACTGGCGCTGTCAGCGTCACACGGTCTACACCTGGTTGATGCAATGCCTGATAAATACCTGATTCTGCAACAATCTGACCGATTCGGTGCACGCTATCGACATATGCTTGCGCCGCCTGCAATGCAGCATCTTTAACGCTTTGTGGATCTGGCCCTTGCTTAATATGCAGCGTTGCCTCAATGGTATAGGTCGTAATCACTGCGGTATAAGCTGTCACGTAATCGGTTAACGGTCGGACATCTTCATCATTGAGTGCCAGCAATACCGCATCAAGAAGCGCCTGATCAGCGGTACCATCACCCGTTCTCGATAAAACATAAATGTGCACTTCACCCGGCAAACTGTGGTGCTCTGGTCCATATGGTTTGGCATCGAGCACATCAGGTGAGGCTGATAATGCAAAATAGAGATACGCTCCATATGGCCCCGCAACGCTCAGTGCCTGCATGGATAACCACACGCGGGAGCGGAATGCATCATCGCTCTCATAAACCGGATCGCGTGGAGGAATTGCATCAGGGTCACCAGGATCAATCAGCAGACGAGGGACACCATAATCAGCTGCTTTAACATCAAGATCACTCCCTGTGGCCGTGGCCAAAAATATCGCTTTAACAGCATCGTTAACACGCTGTCTGAGGTTGCTTTCACGATAAGACGTCGCTTCACCCTGGATATAAGCAGGGTCAGACTCAACCAAACCGTTATAAGTGGGGTCTTTACTGATGAGCAACTGAATCCACTCAGCGAGGATAACCACCGGATCAATTATTTCCACGGCATCAGGCAAAGGGAGTTGTGATAAATCAATGGTGTTTGTCGTCATCCTAACCTCACGCGACCGCTGCGGAAAAATGTGCTGCTCTCGAGATTCACACCCTCAATGCCCACTTCAATAAATCCATTGCCCGCCTCAAGAACATACACACGTTCTATCTTCAGCCTGGGTTCCCATTTGTTGATGGCGATAGCGGTTTCTTTTCGGATATTCGAAACGAGTATTCCGTCGAGTGGAGAGTCGATCAAATTAAAAAGATTGCTGCCGTAATCTCGACGTAAAACTCTTGTCCCAATGGGGGTGGTTAATATGTTGATGATTGATTGATTTAAATGAGCATCCCCGCTAAGCGGTCGCCCGGTTTGTGCGTTCATGCCCTTCATATTTTCACCAATAAAAAACCCGCCGGGGCGAGTTTTATTTAGATTAAACCTTCTTCTAAGTAATTATTACTCCGGCATTACTAATTACCTTTCACCTTAACAACAAAATCAGTAACAGCACTGACTCCAGCCAAGTTAGAATTGTTATAGTACATTTCATTTAGACCATATAGTTCAGACAACTTCTGTTGTGCCAAAAATATTTGATTTGGTTTAGAACTTACAGTACGAGAGCTTCCCCCACCACCTGCATCTCTATCAATATAGGTTGAATACCCTCCATACTTAGTCTCAAAATAATCATAGAGTCTTTTCAGTCTGGCTTTGTTTTTCAGATACACAGTATCTAATTGCTCTTTATCCTGTGTCGTATTTATAACATTATATGGTAGCTCTGAGTTATTTAAATTTTTAATGAAGTAATTTTCATCGTTTGTTTTCGAACATCCTGTGAGTAACGGAATAACAAACATCAATAATGTTAATTTTTTCATTTTAACTTCTCTTAACGTGTTTTTGAGTTAGCAACCTCACAAACTTTTAGCTTCAAACCAAAGTGGTTTACCATCCATTAAAACCACAATGGATAAATAGCTTACAATAATTATCTAAATTTGAACTTTCAGTTTTTGTTAATAGTTGTATCGCAAGTCCATCATCAGATAAGAAATTACATCTGTTGATTCGGTGGTAATGTTACTGAATCTGTTTCATCATGATCATGGGTATTGAAGATACCCCGGACACTGGCCATCGTGCCTTTGCTGTCTGACAACTCAGATTTAGTACCAATATTACCCTCTGCATCTATTGTTTCTTTTGCAGTAACAGCATTTTCAAACGTCACCCTTCCTTTAAAAACCCAGCCCTCAAGCGAAGCAGTCAGACTTGTTTCACCGCCCATTAATTCGATGACCAGCACGGTGTCGTTGATGTCATACGAAACGAAAGTGCCATCGCTAAACCGGATCTTATAGACACCAGGCTCAGTAGTCGGCGGTTCATTGCTGGCATTATGCAGACCCAGATGCACCACGCCATTTCTCAGGTCACCTGACTCGCTGATAACCTGCACGGCCTCGCCTGCTGACGGGAAATACGAAACACTCACCGGGCCGGCAGCAGGCATTTGTGGCCGCAGCCAGTCAGTCACCAGGTCACCGATTTTGACTTTTACTCTTAACGGAGATGGCTGTACCTCAGCAATAACGCCGGAGCGAACCAGGTTATTCAGCCGGCGCTGTATGTCCGAAAGAATGGCGTCACTCATGGCAACGTCTCCGGGAATAGCGGATCATAATCATCGATGTGCTCTGAGCCGATATTTGGTACCACGCCAACAAAAACCTGCTTCAGCGGTGTACGTGGGAAGTCATGAAGATCTCGACCAACCGGAATTTCCTGCCCGTAACTCACACGCCAGACGTAATAATCTTTTAATCCAGGGTCTAAATTATCCATCGTAGCCGACTGAAAAACGCCGGGCTCAATATTAAGCCCGAAGGTATGCCCTTCGACTAATTGAGAGATATCCGCAGCCAGTTCCCGCGCATAAAGTTCAGGACTGTCAATCTCAAGACTTCGGTCCACCACAATCCAGATACTGCAATCCTGGTCGACATATAGCTGATCGGTACCACTGTCAGCGCGTGACCAGCTGTCGACCGAAAAATATAATGCCGGCGTTTCCAGTGGCGTTCTGGTATCAGGGTAAAAACCGACCTCACGCTGCCAGCTTATGCTCTTAAGCTCGGCTGTCACGGCATCGTGATATTCTCGCTGTGTGTACGATGGCATTAGCGCCCTCCGGAGCGTTTACCGCGTAATGAGGTATGAATCCCGGCAGCCACGCGGCCTTTCAAATCGACCTCGTAATGATGCAGAAATATTTCGGGGATCTGCTGGAAAATATCGTCTTCGATTTTATCCAGCAATGGTGCATAAATATCCATTTCGGCTTCCCGGCGACGCGACTGTTCACCACGAATAAAAATGGTTTTTTTGCCCTTTCTGTTTTCTGCGACATAAGCATCATCAAAATTAGCTTCTTTTAATGCCTTGCCGCGAGGACGGAAACGAACGGTTGAGGTTTCCCGATTCGATGTATATTGCCCTGTTTTCGGATCGCGCAGGTTATGATGCTCAGTGACAGCACCTACTACGGTTCCCCTGAGTTCACTTAATCGGATAGCGTTAAGGCCATACCAAAGCTTCATTCCGCCTAGTTCGCGTGCTGATGCCCTTTGATGCCTGAAGGAGATTGCGCGACGCCTGATGGTTTGTGCACTTTGAATTCCCGCCTCTTCCTTCATCAGCCTGACTGACTGTCTGGTCAGACTTTGAACGGTACGATTCAGGGCGCGACTATATGCAAGCCGCATCTGATTCTCTGTTGCGCCAAGAACAGCACCCAGCATCTGCAATTCACCCAGATTAATATCAAATGGCGCATTACGCCGCCCTCGGGATTCTCTGGTGCTCATTTGCTTCCGCTCCAGCTTTTTGGGCCTGGCACCCCGACAGCCGGTTTTCCTGGCCTGCCGGTGCCCAGCGTCAACACCCGGCTACCCGTATCATCCGGCTCGATTTTCTCGACCCAGTACGATTCACCGCCGATGACAACCAGGTTCTTTTCTTTTATCCCATCAACGCTGTGGCTTTTAACAAAAAAAGTGGGTGCGGTGGTCTGCACTCTTCCACCCGTTTTGAATTTCGCCGTTGCATCCGGATTATCAAACACGCCTCGAACGGGGGTTTTAATGCCGTCAATCTCAATAACGGCATCAACCCCCATGGCGTCGATAATCTCATTGTCAGCAGCGAACATGGCTTCATCAAATAGATTATCGAATGCCATGTTTAACCACCTTTTGTCATTTTCTCGGGGTCAAAATCACGGGAGGCGATCTCCACCAGAACACCAGGAGGTACACATTTTGAAACCAGATACCCTGATGAGCCGAACACTTTAAGATGCAGACAAATTGAAGGCTTCACCTGAATTCTGTCACCCATGGGTAAATCAGGGTGTTTATCCGTTACGACTTGCTCAGGAATGCAGCCGCCATCCCCGTTGATAGCACCGAGCTCTTCCTCTGCCTCGCGCAGTCGCAGGGCCAGCTCCGCTGAAGAACCGGTAATATCAATTTCACGTCCCAGCTCACCTGATAATTCATTGAGCCGTGCAATAATTTCCTTTCTTTCCATTTCAGTCTCCACAGGGCGACTTCACCGCCCGAATGTTATTTAAGCAATTGTCACGACAACAAATTTATCAGGCTCTGGTAACACCATTAACGGCGCAGACTGCGTCATGGTGTACTCACTAGATCCGTCACCTGAAGTGATCCAGTTTTTTGGGTAACGTTTGGCGGCTGAAATACCTTCAGCTAATGCTTCTGCATCGTGGATCATACCGTAACAACGAATACCACCCGCGTCGGTATTGCCCAGTACCAGGGTGTTATCTGGCATGTATTTGACGACATTGCCATCAGCGTTAGTGTACTGATTTTTGGAAACCACGATGGCAAGTTCACCGTAATGCCCTTTAAATGACACCACCCCGCCCAAATCTTTGAGCGCAGTTTCCAGCTGGCTGTTTGAGCCACGACGCGTGTCCAGTTTTTCCCGAAACAGCTTAAAACTATTGAGCGTTCGCCAGGTCAGGCCATCCATCACCGCGATATTGACGGCACCACTGGCCTGGTCGCAGTACATGTCGATGTCGTAAGTGGGGTCGAATGTCTCCGGATCCTGAGCAGACCATGCGGCAGATCCGGACTGCGTGATGTTGTTGGCAGGGTTACGACCAAAATCCACCTCGACAGGAGCAAACTGTTCTCCGGTCATGGTGTATTTCCCGCGCAGAATAGCTTCAGTTGCCTGCTGCTCTTCAACCTGAATAATGGACTGCTCTTCCAGCTTCAGGTTCTGTGCAATGATGCGGTTACGGCGATACGCCGGGTCCTGCAATACCGCAGGATCTTCACCCGGCAGGCGGTCAACCACCATGTCAGGCAGCACCTGATGCTTGGGTTTGACGTAACCAGGCTGAAGGGTGCGAGTCATGCCACCCAGATTGCGCTGTACCTTTCCCTGCACCGTCGGTGAGACATACACCGCAATGGGTGCTCTGCCGGTGATTTTATCCAGCATGACCTGTGCAGTACTGAAGGTGATTTCTCGCTTAAAAAACAAATCCAGAAACAATGACTGAAACTTCACCGTTTCCTGCGTAACGGAAATGAGCTGGCGGGTGGTAAATAATCCCATGATAAAACCCCTACATAAAAAAAGGCCGCACCTGGCGACCTTTGAACAATGAATGTCATTACGCCACGCTAATGGCAGAACCCACAAACGCATTGCGCTTTTTGACGATATCCACATCCTCTGGCCACACAATGGCAGACATATCGAAGGTGCCTGATTTGTAATACGTCCCGGTACCAGCGGTTCCGTTATGATCCAGTGCCAGTACTGCGACCGCCTGCCCCGCATTGACACCATCCCAGGAAACGAGAACACCCGCAGTCGCATCCAGCATCAGCGGGGTTAATGCTGGCATTGCGGAGATAAACGCAACACTACCGATGGCGGTATAGGCCGGGTCGCTGCCCGCGAAGACATGATGATCCCCACGAACTTCAGTTTCTGTGCTCATTTTTTACCCCTGCTGCTTAATAATGGATGCCAGTTGATCGATTTCATCACCCTGGTTACCGGCGTTATCACCACCCGCGGCCTGAGCACCTTCTTTCTCCATAAACTGGACAAATGCATCAGAAGATCCCTGCGGCACGCCTGACATAATTCTTTCTGCACTGGCCAGCGTCATACCAGGCTCTTTACTTAACACCCCAGCCAGCGCTTCACGCCCTTTAGCTGCATCACACCCCGTGATGGATGCGACGACATCAGTATTAGGTGCAACCATTGCTGGCACTGACTTCAAAACCTCTGCAGCTTGCTCGGCACTCATATCTGAATGGAGAGCGAGTGAGCCCGCCAGATCTTCCCGACCGACTGCTTCAGGATGCGCAATAATGCCCGAAATACGCTGGCGCTCTTGCATAGTCGCTGCCTGTAACGTCGCCTGTGCCGCTGCTTCGTCAATCATGGAAATACCTCTCGTTATTGGTTTTAATTTAAGCTCTGATGACATAACGTCAATCGCATCAGCGCTGTTAACAATTCGGTTCGCAAACCCTATCGATACGGCGTTTTCACCATCGTAAACGGCGGCCTCCGTTTCCAATATCGATTGAAATGACATGCCGGTATACTCAGAAACTTTCTGAGCAAACATGTCTCGAGCCGCGTCTATTTTTGCCTGAAAATCAGCACGAACATCCTCGGGAAGCTTTTCATACGGATTCCCGTCAACTTTGTGGCTGCCGGCATATATCAGCGTCACTTCGAGCCCGGCCTGCTCCAGCGCACCTGAATAATTTGAATGCGCCATCAAAACACCTATTGATCCCATTCGCCCCGTTTGGGTGTTGAGTCGGTAGCTGCACGCGGCAGCGATAAGCATGGCCGCCGAGCACGCCATGTCATTACTCAGCGCCCATATCGGTTTTTCATCCCTTAGCCGGGCAATGACATCAGCACAATCGAAAGCGCCGGCCACCTGCCCGCCAGGGCTGTCAATATCAAGCAGCACCCCTTTTACTTCCGGGTCAGAAATCGCCTGCTCTAACCGTGCTGTGATCCCGTCATAACCGGTCATGCCAGAGAGTGGCCGCATCGCGCCAAGTTTATGTACTAGAGTCCCTGTCACCGGCAGTACTGCGATGCCGTTTTTCACCTGATAAAATCGTGGTTTACGTTTCCCTTCCGTCATGAAATTCGCAGTGATCACATCCATGTCCGACGTGGTGAGTTGTTCATCAGGAAGGTTCAGCCGACTGATTCCGATTTCTTTGCCCAGCGCAGAAAAGAAAACCCGCGCATAGGCGGGTTCAAGTAAAAGTGGCTCGTTAAAAGCCTGGCTGGCAATATGCGCCAGATTACGCTGCTGCATTGTTTTCCTCACTCTTCTGTGAATCTTCAATTTGCTGGTTGTAGGTGTTGGCTATCCATACCGGAGGGCGCAAGCCGGCAGCTTCTCGTTCCTGCGATTCCCTCACTTGCTGACGGAAAATTTCCTGGTAATCTTCACCCAGTTTCGCCAGTTCTTTTTCATAGGTGCTCAAACCAGCTTCAATCAGCATCACCGACTCCTGCACTTCCTTGAGCCCGTCAATGGCCATGCGGCCAGCACCAATCCATTCCGATCGTTGCCAGCCGGAACGAGCCTGCCAGAATGAATACTGCGCCCGTGGCGGAACGATGAGCTTTCTGGCGATCACTTCCTCCAGCCAGCACCCGAACATCAGGGAAGCCAGGCGTGCGGCGATAAATTTGCGCATCCCCATAAAGTAACGCCATGATTCATTGGCACTGGCACGCGCACTGGAATAACTCACTTCACTGTAATCCCGTGAGAGTTGCTCGTAAGAAACGCCCGTTCCCGCCGCGATATAACGGAGAATGGCTTTTTCAAGGGCGGCATAGCCGTTGTCAGAGTTTTGAGCAGACTGAAGCGTCAGTTTGTCGTTGGGGTAAAGATGCGGGACTTTCACTCCACCAAGCTTGATGTTGACGCCGGTATAGTATTTTGCCTGGTCAAGTAACATTCTCATTACCGGATCTGAAGCCTGCGCTGTCTCACCAGCACCCGCGATAAATGCCATCGCTTCTTTGGTGTCCATCTGCGATTCAATCGTGGCCGCATACATTGCCTTGACGATCACACTCTGGAGTTGAGTGGCCTGAAGCGTGTCCAGCATCTTCATTCGCTCCATGACGCTGTAAAAGCGGTTAGCACCGCGTGTCTGGCCGTCCTCGCTCGGCTGGAACACATGAATCATGCCCGGTCGCCCGCTGCGCATCGTTTTAGGTATACGGAGATAACGGGTCGCCCCCGCAAAGTACGGGTCGCCCTCCCGCACATGGTACGCAATGGCTTTGCCGTGCTTATCGATATCCACGCCAGCCCGGAGTGTCGCCGTGGACATGGTGTTGTACGGATTCTCGACGCGCTTCGGGCTTATCATTTTAAAACGAGTCCGGAAGAGACTATTTGAGCTACTTTCCCAGACGGGTTGCACGAACGCCTCGCCATTAAAGGCATGAACCCCGACCCCTTCACGAATAAATTCGGTAAAGGTGCGTTTCTCTTCGATATCAATTCTGCAATATGGTGAGTCAGCAAACTCCAGCCAGGCCGCTTCCACATCTTCAACAAATGCCTGAGCATCCGCCTCATTCATGCCGAGAAACTTCCAGTTCGGTCGATAACTCAGGCGGAACATGTGTCCTACGATGTGATCCTGATGGAGGCGAATAATATTCGAGCCCAGTCCGTTGTTACGGACCAGATCATCAGCACGCGCGTTCCCCGTTTTCAGCGTGGGTAGTAATGCCGCATCAGCACTCTGGGACGGCGGGAACCATTCCGCCATCTGCCCACCAAACCCCACACCGCCACCGCTGTACCCCATGGTGCTGCTTAAAGGATTTCCGTGAACATCAACCAGCATCGGATGGGTCATAAGCGCACTCCCGCAGGCGGCAGACGCCTGGCTGGAAGACCGAGCGCCGTTCTCATTTCATCGATGTAAAACCGGAGCTCAGAAATACTCGCCTGGCTGTACTGCACCTGCCGCCCGTCTTTTGATATTGATACGATCCGTTTTCCAATCTGAAGCGCATGAAGAGCCTGCTCGGCTTCAGTCAACATGGCTGATGTAAACATTTACCCTCCCAGAGCAGCATAAACAGCAGCCATATCAGGTTCGTTACTGGTTTTCTCATTCCTTGACGCCGCCAGGGCATCAAGATCTAACTGCCATTTCTGCATTGATAAACGTAATGCGGCATAGGCATAGACGAGGCAGTCCAGTGCCTCATTGCGACGTTTTTTATTGTCCCAGAGTAGTTTTCTCTTTCCCTTTTCGTACTTTTCAATGAGCTCCTCGGCAACCAGCTGCTTCGCCTCCACTTCAGAGAAGGTGTCCTTATCAGCAGGGAAATGCATTGCCATCGGGGTCGGTGTTGAATAATCAGCAGGAGGTAACGCCATACGGGCATAAAGGATTTCTTTGGCGGTATCGGTACCGATTTCGCAAAGATAGGTTCCGTGCTCACCACGTGTACGCGGCATGGAGATAACTGTTTTTCCGTATACGCTGGCACCCCTTATCGGGATGACACGAAAGATGCCATGTTTGCGTGAGCGTTTATGGACAATGGAGGGATCAATACCGCCCGTATCCCAGCAAATACGTCCAATGGTCATCTCTGTACCATCTTCGCAAGCATAGCGACCATTGATTGCGGCATCTACGCGCACCAGAGTGGCTTCATCATCATGTCGCCCCATGATAATCAGCTTATCGACAAGGAAAGCTTCCTCACCTGAAGCCCATCCCCAGACATACATCTCATAACGGTTTAGCTGCGAATCGATGCCAGCAGTGAGGTAAACGGCCCGTCCCGGAACCCTGCATTTATAAACCGCGACCTTTTCCAGCAAGATGTCATGTTCGAGTTTCTCGCCTACAGCTTCGCTCCACGTTTCGCCCAGCGTGGTATTCCAGAACCCTTTCATGCCGTTCGGGTCTTTGAGCGCCGCCTGATAGTCATAAATAATCTGCACCCAGGTGGTAAACGGGCTGTACGCGGTCCAGATGTGAAACGAGACTGAACGCGGCGCAGGGATTTCTTTTCCATTCACATCAAACCACGCCAGACCATCACGCGTAGTGATTTGTGTGTTTTCGCAAATCCACCAACCATCGGTCTGATCGAGTTCAGCCTGATAAATGACGCAGCCATGATGCTCGCACAGGTAATACACTGATTCTGGCTTACCCTGCTCCCACCTCAACCCATACGGCGTCTCATCATCCCCCCATTTGAGAAACTGCTTCTCACCACAATGCGGGCAAGGAATGTGGAAGCGCAGCAGGTGATCAGACTCTCGCGCCGCTTTTTCGATTTGGCAGCTATCTTTTGTTTTTGGTGTTGAACCTCGAATGGACTTTGGCCAGACCGACCCTTCTATACGCTTATCACCAAGTTGTGTCGGTGAACCTTCTTTTTCAATATCCGCATCAAAGGCCGCCAACTCGTCATACATCACTGCATCAACAGACTTTTCACGATAGTTTTTTGCCGCCTTACCCCCAAGACACCACAATCCCATACCATGCGAAAAGCGTTTCATGCTCAGCGTATTATCGCGATGCTTCTTGCCGTACCAGGGAGCCAGGAGCTTCAGTGCCGGAACTTCCCGGATGGTAGGTTCAACATGCGACTTCATGAAGTTCTCAGCATCCGCATCCGTTGGCTGAAACATGAGGCAATTACGGGTTTTATGCTCAATGAAATAAGCCATTACCGCCAGGAGCATTTTGGTATAACCCACACGGGCGGACTTGATGAAATTAACAATACGGATCCGATCATTGCCCATGCTGTTCATGATGGCGTTCTGAAATGACAGCGTTGTCCATTTACCCGTGTGGTAGCTGGACTCTTTGGGTAAATAATAGTGTTCGTTTGCCCATTCCACTGGCGTCACAGGAAGTGACTGGGCGATCCCCTGGAGCCCGATTGAGGCTGATCGTTTCAGGCGGTCAGTCTGGTTGGTTAAGATACTCTTCAAGATAGGCCGGAATCTTATCGCCCGTCTGCGATGCTATATGAGAGGCGCGGGCAATTTCGGCCTTCACAAAATCAAGATGCAGTTCATTAATATCCGGGAAGCGACGCTGAACCGCCAAGGGAACACCGTTAAGAATCGCGGCAATATCATTGGTCATTCGCACCAGTGCGTAAGTGCAAAATTCAGTTTCGATGACCAGCGCTTCATCTTTCATGTTCTTCAGTTCTTGCGCATCGGCCTGCGCCTTTGTAAGACGATATCGCTCATAATCAATCGTCCCTGGTTTAAGATCTGATTCTTCAATGGCGCGCAATGTCTCCATTTCTTTCCGGAGTCTTTCTGTTTCTATTTCAACATCCCGATTCACATACCACGCAATGACTGAGGCGGTTTCAAAATTAGCACTGACGCCATTCCCACCAGCAAATGCAGTCGGCATCCCCTCGGCCTGCCACCTCTCAATAGTCCTGACGTTGACTTTGAAAATATCGGCAAGCTCTTTTTTTTCAACGTTCATGAAATCACCTGCTTGGCCACATAAAATTTAACAATCATTCAACAAAAAGACAGGCCGACATGATCACCCTCTACATTGATGAAATACACAAGCCAGATGTCGTATTTAAAAACAAAACAAACAATTAAAAACAATGAGTTAGATAAGAACGACACCGACATGGGTTTTCGTGGGAAATTTTCATAAATAGTTGGGTTTTGCGCGTCTTACGCCCCTCGGTGTTTTAAAGTCTCAGGAAGTACCTTTTAAATGGGGGGAGCTTGCTTTCATCGAGTTGGGATTCTGGACGTTATTCAGTCCTTCATCGATTTGCTCCCCAAGCGAGCCAGCAGTTTCTTTTCAAACAGCGTCACCACAGCCACGCCAGACCACGCCGATATCCCACAAGCTGCTGCTGTACCGGTGATTTGCCACTGAAAGCGAACGGCGAGCATTAACACCAGAGCACTCGCAAAGGTGGAGATGATGATTTGGCAGACTGCCCCCCAGAATGAAGTGGGGATACCAGACAGTATGCTGTGGGCAATCTTCGATAACACGCCGAGGCCCGTTAAAATAGCAACGAGGAAATACCCTGCAATTTCGTCTTCTGGTGGCTTGAATGGCATTGGATTTCGTCCATAAAAAACCCCGGCGAATGCCAGGGCTATGTATTCAGTTAATAGTTTATTATCAGGGGTGGAAGATTATCCTTCTGGCGGCACCAGTTTGGCACTCAGAACTTCAGTTTCCGGGCTGTAAATTGTATCCATATCATCACCCGCATACTGCCAGTAACCACTTACCACCTCTCCTGTTTCAACATTTTCCACGGACTCTTCGACAAAACGAGCAATCTGAACACTACCGTTGTACCGAACCCAGTAAAACCCTTCTTTCATCGTCTTCATCTCTTCGAGTGGGATACTGAAAGAATAACAGCAGAAATGAACTCAGGTTTAATCTATGTGCCAAATGTCTGGTTAGACTCACACCATTATCCCCCAGCTATAGATATGAAAAAGGCCCACCGAAGTGAGCCTCTTGATGTAACCAGTAATTAATCCAGTAAAAGCTGGGTTGCACGACAGTCATACAGGGCAGCCAGCTTTTCCAGTGTCGCTTTCTGAGGCTTCTGGCTTTTCTCCATTTTTGCTACTGCTGCCTGTGAAATACTAAGGGCAGTAGCAACATCATCCTGGGTCATTCCACGATAAATACGCCATGCAGCCTGAAGGCTGACATCTTTATCGTATTTGATTTCAACCACTTCATTTGGAATGGTTTCGTTATCATGCGGACCAGCTTCTACCGGGATAGATTCATAGAACTCATCCAGGTCTGCGCTTTCAACCAGCCGATTAAACAACTCAATTGGTATCACAGCACTCTGCTTTACACCGTCCGCGTCAGTAATAAACTGTATGCGGCTCATCTCATCACCTTCGTGCCCAAATAACTAAACAATTAAATATCTAACAATATAACCAAGTAACGTAAAAGCAAATAATAACGTTATATTTGTTTATTAATGGTTATGTTTTTATAACATTCTTTGATTTCTTCCGCTGTCTGCTCAAACCTTTCACTTTCCAGTTCTACACCTAACGCCTTACGACCTAACGCTATAGCAGCCTTGATTGTCGAACCTGACCCCATGAAGAAGTCAGCCACAACATCGCTGGGTTTACTGCTGGCGCTGATAATCTGCCGCAACATATCGGCTGGCTTTTCACAGGGGTGTTTGCCTGGATAGAACTGGACAGGCTTGTGTGTCCATACATCGGTGTATGGAACAGATACTGATACAGTGAACGGACGTCGTAGCGCTTTAAACTCACCCAGCAGGTCAGAATATTTCCGGTTTAACGATTGCCATGTTTCCACCAGTTGGTGATGTGGCTTATCCAGCTCATGGTTCACATGCTTTGTTATGGCTACTTCAGTAAACAGCGCCTGCAGCTTTAAATAATCCGCTTCGTTCGGTAACTGCCACTGGCTTGCACCGAACCAGTGCGAAACCATGTTTTTCTTACCCGTCGCATCAGCTATCTGTTTTGACGTTACACCCAGCGCTGCACGGGCATTACGGAAGTAATCAATCAGCGGAGCCAGAACATGCTGTTTAGCATCATTACACTGCTCGAGGTAACTGTCTGGCTTATACGGTCCAGGGTAATGCTCTGCGAACAACACGCGCTCGGTCGCAGGGAAATAGGCCCGCAGGCTTTCTTTATGGCATCCGTTCCAGCGTCCGGAAGGTTTCGCCCAGATGATGTGGTTCAGAATGTTGAAACGCTGGCGCATTAGCATCTCAATATCCGCCGCCAGGCGATGGCCACTGAACAGGTAAATGCTTCCATTTGGTTTCAATACCCGCCAGAACTCAGCAAGGCACATATCCAGCCACGCCAGATAATCAGCATCACCCCGCCACTGGTTATCCCAACCGTTTGGCTTCACCTTGAAATAAGGTGGATCGGTAACGATGAGATCAACGGAATTAGCAGGAAGGGAAGCGAGAACATGAAGGCAATCAGCATTGAACAATTCAACACTGTTTAAATTTACAGTATTTTTCATAGATCAGTAAACGAGTCTCTGGTAGGCTCACTTTGCTTTAGCGCTAAAGCGGTGGGCCTAGGTTCGCTTGTGACCATACGACATGAGCGAATGGCTGGTCGGGTGCTACAACACCCACCAGCCGCCCATTTCACAGCAGAAGCCTCCAGTCACTGGAGGCGCTTATAACATCCAAACTGATAATCTGATAAACCCGCCATCACCAACTGCGTCAGTATTAACTGGCGGTGTGTATTCTGCGCAATCTCACCCACTGTCGCGGGTTCATTACTTAATTCGTTGAAAATCGCTTTTCCCACTTCTGTCATATTCTGCTGTTGTCGTGATAAAAATAGGGATTCTTATCTTGCCGAATGGGCATGAAAACAATTGCACAGCATTAACTCCATACGCAGAAAAGCAAAAACCCGCCTTTTGAGCGGGTTCTTGATTTATATTCATTTGCTTGTCGTCGCTGCCATCGTGGTGCAGCTTTGCTAAGCATGAGTGAATTATTGACTTTTTTGGTCCATTTTCAAGCTTTGTCCACTTAATAAGCACAATTAAACAATTTGATTCATTTTGCGTACTGAAAGAAAAACTTTCGCTTGGAATATTTGAATGCACCAGCGTGTTCTTTTTCTCGCTTCATTCTCATTTAGCCAAGGAGCAACTTGCTGTAGTTCACGCGATAAATCAGAAATTTTCTTTCGCGTCGTGTAGTAGTTAAGCCCGATGCAATACACTGGATCATCGGGCTTAAAGGCATTCAATACAGCTTTCTCAATTAAATCTGCATCATCCTGGCGACTGACTTCATCAATCATCTCACTCAGACTAACCGCCCATAAAACAGTATGCGCACGCCGTACAGCCTCATGACCCTTATAGCCTTCATGGCGAGCCTGCTCCAGCGCCGCAGTGATGCGCGATAACTGACTATCAGACCATTTATCATCTTTTGCTTTTGACACAAAACGATTGCAGTTTTCGAGCCTGTACTGTGCATTGGTTTTACCCCCAGCGTATTCACCCCACACGTTAAGAAGTGATTTTATCCACCCCGACTGGATGCCATTAAGTGGGGTAAATCGCCCCAGATAGCTTTTGCGTGGTGCAGCTGCTGCGCGTTCAATAGCTGCGTGATGCGCTCGGCGTTCTTTTGGGGTCATTTTGCGGTTCCTGCGATTAATCGTTTGGCGTAGTTCTGAATAATTCGGTAATCCACCAGCACTGAACCGGCGGAACGGAAACAACGAAGGGTGAGCCATCTGCGCTTCAGCTCAAAAATGATGATTGAGCGTGTCATATGGCCACCAGCCCCAGCTCAGCATTAACCTCTTCCAGCAGTTCCAGTTTAATACCGAAATTACGTTCCCAAGATTTGCGGCCTTCATGGATAGCAACACAATACCCGCCGCTGCGGTGGCGAATGAGGCAAAGTGGCATGCAGTGGAAGTGACCTGCGCGAACGGATAGTCCAGTACCGGAACTACAGTGATGGATTTCAGCCGGCGTGTCTCCAGGCTCAAGATTGCGGCAGACAATGCTGCCGAAAGCAGCAACACTATCCAGATGCTGTTTTTCAGCTTTGGTTTTATGGGTGGTTTTTTTGCTCATGCTGCACCGCCTGGGTGCAGATGTAGAGAAACACCGCCACAACTAGATGCGGTGTGAGTGCGATATGTCTTGCTTGATTCATGCGCCATAGCATTTGTCCATCTGGCGCAGTTCTTACTCAGTTCAGGGTGTTCAGTCCTGTTCGCTTAGTATATCAATATCATTGATTTTTATTCCAGCCAATGCACAGGTTTCACTATATCTACGTACGGAAGTAACGAATTCATCCTCCGCCAGTGCGAACCCATCATCGACGGATAGAGCATCTAAGTAAAATAATACCGGCCCACAATGCTGGGTGAGTTCAGGAATAAGCGACTCTGGAACATATATCACGATAAACCCTTCTTTTTTCATTAGATTTACTCAAAAGAAGCAGTTTCCCTTGTTAAGATGTCATCCCCTTTATCCTTGCGCGCTAACCAAAATAAGCCGCACTTTATGTTTATTGCTAAACAAACAACCAATTTGAAAATGTGATAAACAGCACAAAAACAGGAGGAAACAAACGATATGGGCGCTAAATTTCGCACCTGTTTTTATGCATTTTCAGCTGCATGAGTCGGTTCTAATTAAACTGCAATGCAGCGGTCAGCATGGCATGGTGAGAGATATTTCGCTTTGTACACTGTAATTTTTCCAGCGCGCGCATCTTATGTGACGATAACGTTTTCTCGGAAACCATAAATTTCGCGCATAAATCAGCCACCGGCACGCCCGAAAAAACTGCTTTAAGTACCTGATATTCCCTGACCGTCAGTCGGGAACTTATATTGACCGTCTTCATCCTGGGTCGTGCTCGCGAAAACAGCGCAGCATGCAGCCCCTGTTGTATTCCAGCGAGAGTTTGCCCGAGTGAAATAAAGTAAAAACGTCGGCAATAGGGTGAGAGAAAATGCGTTATCAGCGGAGTCAGTTGCTTCTCTGTCAGGACAATAATACGTTTGGGGTGGTGACAGAACGCTTTTAGCAAGTTGTCCAGTGAATCACCGAAGGATAAATGCAGCTCTCCAAAAACAATCAGGCAATCCAGGTGCGCGGCTTTTCGCCATGCGTTTGCATCGAGTTCATGCAGGGGGGTAATGTGAACGTCCCCCTGTAGCTGCTCCTGATACAACGTTTTCAATATATGGCTAAGAGCCACCTGGGTGTAATGGCAGTCTCCCAGTAATCCTATCTTTATCATTGTATTTGCGTCTCGGGTGTCGTTGGGATATTCCGCTAAATAGCGGAAAACAAAACGGGGCCGGATTCGGCCCCGTGTGCTTTCGTCACTATTTATCAGAAGCTGTAACGCACACCGGCATTCACACCGAAACGCTGCTCCACATCTTCACTACGGCTGTAGTTCACGTTTACCCCGGCACTCAGATTCTTCGTCATCTGAGTTTCCACACCGGCACCAAACTTGTAGCCTGAACCATCCACCGTGTTGTTAAACGCCGTTCCTGCACCGTTCAGATGCACATCGTTGTTCTTCACAAATTCGTGACCGGCAGCAGCCATAACGTGTGGAGTCACCGCGATACCCGCAATCGAGGTATTCACACCCGCTTCCACACCCAGTTCACCACGTGCAGACCAGTAACGGTCACTGTTCACCTTCATGCCGTTGTCCAGGCTGAAGTTCGTTGCCGAAGCGGTGTAACCGTTCATCTGGGCATACGGTGCTACATACACTTCCGGGGTGACCTGATAGCGGTAACCGGCCTGACCGGTCAGACCGAACAGGTTCTGTTTGTAGTCCCCTTTAGAAACTGAACCGTCTGAAGAGTTAGCATTCAGTTTGGAGCTGGCACTGCCGGCACTCGCGGTGCCTTTGAAGAACAGACCGTTGTCCATTGCCAGACGGCCGTAAGCATGAACCGCGGTGCTGTTCATTGAACCACCGGAGCCTTTCTCATCAAAACCAGACAGGTGGCTGTTATCGTGCATCACGGCCACACCCATGGTAACCAGGCCGTCTTTCAGCGGCAGGGTTTTATCCGCACCGATAGCCAGCCCGTTGATTTTCTGGTTGAAGGTGGAGCTAAGACCCGCTTCGCCAGCCCATTCACTGCCGTAGTAAGTACCCCAGACGCTACCTTCGTCCTGCTCCATGCGGGAGTTCAGACGTTCATAGACCGCACCGGTCTGGCTGTTCCAGGAAGCCTGCGTGGCAGCCAGGCTGGAAAGTACCGCATTGGCACTGTTGGACAGGACAACGAGGCTTCCATCTTCTAATTCAACCCAGTTATCACCACCATTTGTGCCTTCTTCGATTTCAGTCCAGTCCGTCGCCTCAAGTTTCTCGAGCACCCACTTACCGTCTTTGTTCACCAGCTTATATTTATACCCACCAAGATCTACATCATCGGCCTGAATATCCATATCACCGTTCTTGATATTGATGATGTCTTTACCCGCAGTCTCAAGCTCCTTGCCGTCGCTTTGAATCTTTATATTCATATCACCGCTACCGGTGTCGATATTCAGCTGAGACTCACTGTTGATTAATACATTCGTGTTCTCAGAATGCCAGTTATCTGCCCCGACAATCGCATCCTGAATATCGACGGTACTATCGGTGATATTCAGGTTCTCGGCATTGGACTCACCTTTGGCCACCCAAGTCGTATTGTTACCCATATTGATGGTGGAACCCAGTCCAGGATGGTCGGGATTAGGAGTGCCATCTGGATTCTCTGTGAATGTTTTTATTGAACCCTCAACGTGACTGTTATCTATATTGATAGTATTATTGGTAGGTTCAGTGCTTACGTTATACATAACACCATTCAATATATTTCCCTTTATGATAGAGTCTTTAACGTTAACGGTATTATTGTAAGTATCCTGAATGTAAATGGCATCACCTCCTTCTTCTGCGCTAATAATTTCAGAATTAACCAGATTGAGAGTATTCCTTCCACCCCATAATCCCCCAAAAGCCATTTGAAGGGCAGTCAGTTTGCTGGACTCAACATTAACCTGATTATTGCCCCGTGGGTTCGATTCTGTTGCCCCCTGCCCAGATACTAGGAAAGAACCAATATCAGAACCGGTAATATCTAACTGCATATTACCCCCCCCCAGGGTGAAACCTGATGTCTGTGAATTGGATAATGCAATATCGCTGTCATTCCCTGAGAAACTAATTCCAACATTCCCGGTAAACGTAGAGTTATCGATCGCAACTTTCGAATCATTAACAGTAGCGTTCAGTCCTCGGTTTTTTCCCGAGATGGTGGAATCTTTGACGTTTAGTGACGAACCACCGTTGAGGGTTGTTACAATCCCAGACTTCCCTCCACTAATAGTCGACTTATCAACGTTGATTCCTGACCCGGTAGCCTGAGTAATATACACACCGTAATCACCGCCGGTAATGTTCGAGTCATTCAGAATATTCAACGTTGAGTCTGTTAGCGCCGGTACATAGATGCCGGTGCCTTTTACACCCTGAACGTTGCTATTATCAACCGTTATCACAGAACCATTTTCAGCCTTACTAATATTCACACCGTAAGTATCGCCTGTAACTTCCGAGCCATTTAGAATATTCAGTGCTGAATCCGTCAGGGAAGAGATCATTGTACCGATGCTGCTGACTTCTTTTACTTTAGTATTATCAAGTGTTATCACTGAGCCATTTTCAATATTACCAAGACTAATACCTCTTTTCCCTCCCGTCAGGGTTGAGTCTTTAAACGTCAGATGACTGTTCGACAGCAAATCTGTTTTATAGGTATATGAATCGCCCCCATTGGTACTCAGGTCGGTTTTATCAATCATAATATTGCTGTCAGTGACTTGATCAAAGCGCAGCGAGTAACCCTTTTCACCGCCTTTAATATTCGAGTCATTGACAGAGATATCATTTCCATTTGCAGTTTTTACCAGCACACCCGCATGTCCTGTGACAGCGGTATCCACTGTCACATTATTAAGTTCAAGCGCATTACCTGCAGTACCTGGCGTCCATTGCACGGCCTCACTATAAGTCTCATCTGTAAGCTGTACGTCATCTTTTATCTGAACGACGGCCTGCGCGGGAACAGCAAGTATCGCCAGGGATATAGCAGAGGCGATATTCAGTTTTTTGAAATTATTCAGTGTAATAATCCTTTCCAAAACATTATTCCTTTTAGGTTTCAATAAAGAGTGATGGGTCTATTCAACGTAGTTATTCATCACCTTGCTAAACGCCCCTCACCTGATAATAGTGATACCGGCCAGGTCAGTGACATAGCTATGGTGTGCAATGGACGTTTAGGTTAAATTTCAGGCACCTCAGTGAAGACAGCACCTGATAGGAAATATCTTAAGGATTTATTGGCAGAGAATGCAAAATGGTTAGTATTGATAAAACCTATATCGCAGTTATTCTGGCCAATAATTAGTGCGCTGATTGATATCATTGATAACAAGCGTCATGGTTAAAACACACGCATAACATTATAATATATGTAGAAATTCACCTGGAGACATTCAGCCATGGGCTTTATGAGTAACATATTCAGCACCGCTACATTTTTGTGAAAAAACACTTTTTCTAAAAAGATTATTTATTGATGGTTGTTGTTTATTCATTTATTATCTTTCGCCAAAGTTAAACAAATGTAAACACAACTGTGAATTTTTGTGTTTGATTTTACTTTACTAAATGAAAGGGAATTTTTGAATGGGAAAAGTATCGTTAGAGTCCTTGCAGGCCTTTATTGCATGCGTAGATTGTGGTGGTTTTTCTAAGGCAGCAAAAAAATTAAATAAATCGCAGGCTACGATAAGTATCCTGGTGGCCAATCTGGAGGATGAGCTTCATATCAATCTTTTTGACCGAAACGGGAGAAGCCCGACACTGACATCAAAAGGCGAAGTGGTCTATTCATCTGCCCGAAATGTCGTACTGTCACACCAGGAATTACTGAACATGACGGGTGAGCTCCTGGATGAGCGGGAATCGGCCATTACGTTAATTTTGTCTGAATATGTTCCCGTTGAACAACGAGAGATGATCAAGGAGCAGTACCTTTCGAAGATCAATGGCATGAAACTAACTATGCTGACTGCCGAAAGTCATGATGCGGTGGAAATGTTACTTCGTCGTGAGGCTGATGTTGTCGTGATACCGGCACTGAAATCAAGAATGAACTATCCGATCGAGCTAACCGGACGCAGGACATGGTTCAGTTCTCCCTTACATGTGTATTGTTCTAAGGATCACCCGCTGTTCCTGCGCAATGATATTAGCGAACATGATATTAAAGTCGTGCGACGCATCCGGGTACTTAACGGGACAACGGTGAATCGATCCCCGAGAGATGACATTTTTACCGACAGTATTTTTCGGGCTTACGGGTTATGTGCACAGGGTTTTGGCTGGTGCGAGCTTCCTGAATGGATTGTTAAAAGACAGCAGAAACTGGGAGATGACCGCCTGGTTAAGACATCTGTTCGCCCTTCTAAAAAAGCCCTGGAATTTGATGTGCTTTACAGGAATGAGATAAAAGGAAGTTTTATTAACTGGTTCATCACTGCTGTCACAGATGCACCAGTTCAATCATCCTTGGAAGTCTGATGGTGTTACGTTCAGGTCTTCACATCTTCGGTTAGTTCATGAAAGTACGCGCTTGGTTGAGTAACGCAGGAACAAAGCAAAGTTACTCATACGGGTTGGCTTAAATTCGAATCCGCTGGAGTGGTCAATCAGCATGGCCGGCGTTTAAGGTACTTCAATTACCATCTGTGCGGCAATTTCACGAGTTGTCGCCGTTTCCATCATTTGCTCCCGAATTAGGTGCTGGCTAGGTTAATTTTTCCGTTGTCGTGGATGCGCTGGGCGTTTTCCTGCCAGAGCTTGTCCCAAATTCGTTTTGCAGCCTCCGGGGACATATTTTTGATGTCCGCCGTGGCCGCAGACTTACGTGTTGCTATTTCAATGACGCTTTTTTGCAGGATGTTTACGCTTGAGCCCAGAAAGCGTTTGCGTGCAACATCACGTTCCTCTGAGTCGATTTTCACAAGTGGTTTACTGCCAAGTTCTGGCCGTCCGTCTTCGTGCCATTTTCGGGCCAGTGGCAGATATCCCTCGAAGTTTTCGAAACTGAAAAGCGTTTTAGGACAGAGGTACTGAGACATTTTTAGATCATTAGCCCAGAGTTCCGACCGGTGATCGATAACCAGGATCAGCTCGTCAGCGACGTACTCCCCAACCAGCAGCCCGTTGATAAATCCCATTGTGGTTTTGCCATCCTGGAACTTTGCACCGGTAGTTCGGTTCATGTGGTTTAAAACCCGCAAAGCCGGATCGTCGAAATCGTCGGGCGGCTCGTCTGCCTGACACTCTCTCTGCGTAGTCTCTTGAGTACTCTCTGTGTAATCTCCTGTAGGAAAGTTGGCGGGATCGCCACCAACCTGTTGGCAGGGTTCCAGCTTTCTTGTTGGCGGTGTTTCCACCATCTTGTTGGCGGGAATGTCGCCATCTAGTTGGCGGGGTTGCCGCCTTCTAGTTGGTGGGGTTGCCCCCAACTGTGATTCATTGCACCCCGGCGACAATAAAAGCTCTTCCAGTCGCTCGGAATTTATTTTGTAGTGCAGCGTAGCCGGGACTCCACGGAGATCCTCTTCAAGCACTCCGATCGCAATGAGTCTCTTGCGAGCAGTTTCTTGCTCATCGCGGCTCAACCCGGTCTCTTTTTTAATGTCCGTTCGGGTTTTGTACATCCAGCCGCCATCCATGCGGTTGTGCCAGTAAACGAACTGGGAAAGAAGCACTGCTGCCGTCGGGCCAAGTCTTACCTTCCCCGCACTGAGTTGAGCAAAAGCCGGTTGGTATGCCACCGGGCGATCAAGTAACTTAATTAATGCGGACAAAATTCATCCCTCTCGCAGACGCGCTGTGACGGATACCAGCCTGGCTTTCGTCATAACTTACAGGCAGCAATATGTTTTTGTGCTGACTGAGCATCAAATCTTCATGTTGCATATTTGGCGCCTCAAACTATTCCCAAGGTCATGGTTACCATGTCCATCAATGGCGCAAGTAAGCCTGGATCAGCCAGACGGAACAGAGAGGTAATCCCTTCGCTTAGCTCTTTGAGCTTTTGATGTTGAGGCGCATCCATTGCAACAGCCTGTATGGCTTCGGATGTCTCTTTCATTCCCGTGGTGACCAGCAACATTTTTAAATCGGGCGCGATAACACGATTGCGGAACTCAACTGGCAGTACATCCAAAATTGCCGGCGTGAGTATCCGGATATATTCGCGGTATCGTGGAGAATCACCATCAAGCCAGCGGAAAATCTTTTGTTTTTGCCTTGCTGTATCGTCAGGCAAATTAAGTCCGTTACCGCCCTGTGCTTTCCAGGCATTAACGATCATAATTGCCGCCGCTTCTTGCCCACCCTCACTCGCCGCCCAACCACGAACAGCACAGCGAATATCTTCGTGCGAAATATCGCAATCCGCCTTGCGGGATGCTGACTGATGCCCAAACATCAGATTTTTGCTACGCCGGTTGCTATGGTTTTGGTGAAGAGCAATTTGCATGATTCATCCTTAAATGTTGGCGTTTGGCTTTGCGGTGTTTGTCGTAGATCTCTTTGTCATAAACCAAAGCGCCGCCAGATGCATCAGCTAAGCGCTGAGCACAACGCTCTGGTACAAGCTCCTTCCACTGGCTAACGGCGGAGGGATCAATACCAGCCATGACCGCCACCCGCACATTGGTACCGAAAAATTCTATTACTTCTGATTTTAACATTATCGCTCCCGATATTGAGTTTTCTCAATACTAACCACGCAAGGAAACTCAGGTCAAGGAATATTAAGATATCTAAATATGAATGAAATGACGCTAGGCCAAAGAATCCGGCAGAGACGCAAGCAGATCGGCTTAAGTCAAAATGAGTTGAGTAAGGCTGCAGGTGTTTCTGATTCTTCAATTTCGCTGTGGGAAAGTGACAACACCGCCCCGCGTGGCGAAAATCTGCATAAACTTGCAACTGTGCTGCAATGTTCTCCAACATGGATTTTGTTTGGTGATGACGACAAAATCCCAGACGAACCGCAGTCCTCAGCAGTGCAGCAACTCAATGAAGATGAGCAAGAACTATTGCAGTTATATCGAGCGCTACCTGAATCTGAGCAGAAAGCCCAAAAAAGCAACATGCGAGCGCGGGTTAAAAACTTTAACCGCCTATTTAATGAACTCCTTGAAGCCAGAAAGCGCAACTCTCAGCAATAGATAGTCTTTAACTAATAATTAATACACTTCACTTTCAATGTGTTGCGTATTATTACGCCCTCCACATTGAGTTTTCTCAATTTATTTATTGACCAATCATCTTGAGAAAACTAACCTACAACCAATCAAGCAATCACTCAGCAGTGATTACTCAGTTAAAAATGTTCCGCTACCCAGCGTTACAGGGCTAACAGGAGAGATGATGGAATTTAAAAATTTACCACCAGAAGCGCAGGAACAGGCATTGGGCGCTCTACGTGAAATGCTGACTCAGGGGTTTCGTGAAGAAACTGAGCTGGTTATTGCAGGGAAAGTGAAAGCGGCTTTCGTATCTTTGTATGAAGGCAAGGCAGAAGAAGCCGCCGCCTCTGCTGATGAAAAGCTTGCGCGCCTTCTTTATTACTACATGGGGATCTCTACGATGGAACCAGTACGGGGCTCGGGGACTGGCAATACCAATGAATCAAACAATTATAATATATCGATTAAAATGGTCGTTAATCCCCCTAAGCCTGCACAGAAAAATATAATTCTATCTGATATCGAAAAGAGCAAGAAAGCCATCACCTGTGTATTAAACGATGTGGGGGGCTGGGCATTACAGACGTTTATTGATGGTCAACATGATTCCATTTATGCAACATCTGGCATACAAGAAGCAGTGTATGCCATTGAATGCTTCATGGGTGGGACCGACACCGACCGATTAACCAGAAATAAAATTATTGCTGAGATGAATCGTCGCAATAATACACATCATACGTCTGGTTGAATTCAATCTGATGCATAGTTCCTTCGCTATTTCTTATCTTTAAGCGATAGAACTCTAGATTTCCATGACCAAAATAAATTTCGTGGTCATCAGGTAGCTCGGATATGTATCTGCCTATCCGTTCCTTAAATTCAGCAACTGACATCGAATAAAATGGCATTTTTGTTGACATAATATTTTCCTACGTTGGTTTGAACTCCCGTGAGGATACCACCGAGCCTGAAGTGGCTAAAAGACAGGCTAAATTCAAATTTAAATAGACTTTGCGGTGCAGTGAATGCGGCTATGCGCTCGCGGCACAGCGGAAAGAGACTCACCGTTTTGGGTAATAAGGTGTCAGTCACAATGCCCAGCTGGTTGTGACTACCGGGAGGCACCCGGCACTGCACCGCAAAGTCTGATTTATTATCGAGGTGATTTATGGATGCTTCATATTGGATGGCTGTGGCTAACGTTAAGCTTGCAATTGCTGCATTCATTATCAGCATTGATATGGATATGCTTGGTGAAGCAATGGCAGAACGTGATTTAGTAAAAGCAAGGTACGGTATTAAATGATTTCCGCGGGCGTGTTATTTACTTTGGCTGTTGCTGCATGCTCTCCAAGTGATATTAATTGTGAGGATGGGGTGTTAACTGTCTTTACCAGTGAGAAGGCATGTGAGGAAGTAATTTTCGAAGAGAGATTATTTAACGCTCAGTGCATTCCCATTAATGGCGTAGCGCGCCAGCAATAAAAATTTAATTCATCTGTTTTATATGCCTGCAATGGCAGGGATTTTTGCAATCAAAATTTAAGGGTTAAACATGTCTAATAAAATATTCACTCTTTATAAATTAAGTCATGACGTTGCCGAAGTTACTGCCAATGTCGATGGCGAGTCATTTGCTTATATAAAAACTCAGCCATGCGGAAAAAATATAGTTTTGTTTTCTTCTGGAATTGTTCATGACGCATTCCCTGATAGTAAGTCGGCTATTGATGAGCTGGAGCGCATCTGGTTGCTTATCCGTGAAGCGGAAACCAATACCCTTTCGGAGGTTCGCATAGGGTCATGCACTCAAGGTGAGAAGTGGAAAGCGTGACCACTGTTTGCACTGGTTGCGCAAAACCTTGCGATGAATCAGAACTCGAAGCAATTGCAACGGGTAGTAAATTTAATCATCGAATTGGTTATTACTGCCCAGCTTGCAGCAAGAATAAAAAGTCTCAAGCCAAATTAATTAAAGTGCGCAATGCCTATCACAATCAGCGGCTATTGCGTGCTGGCTATCATCGTTATTAACTGGAGATACTATGAAACCATTTATTGGTTGTCTCGTACCAAAAAAATCTCAGGCTGAAAAACTCAACTTACAGACCTATACAATTTTTAAAGAGGCTGCAAATAAAAAAGCTGCCGCAATAATTATCCCCGGTGAGTTTTTCCAGAAATTTGCAGATATTGCTGAACATTATTTTGATGTGAAAATCATTGAAGATGCGCCTGGAATGGATCGCCCACCAATTAATGTATGGTCCACTGATTATCGCTGGGTTAAAGAAACTAATATTATTGAGTATGTCTCACACGAACCTGAAGAGCCTAAGAATCCTGAGTTCGTAGATATATCCAAATCTTCCAAAGGCATTCGCGCCGCCCTGCTCGTTCTTTATGGTCCACTCGAAAACGTTACCCCTGAGCAGCACAGCATGGCTACCGATCTGACCATCGATACCGAATCAAGTCCTGCGCGAGAACTATATGAAGCCATCACCAAGGTACCACGCGTGCTGGCTCTACTACCTGATCGCCAGGCTGAATTGATGGCGGCTGCGCGCGCTGGCGTGAATGAAACGGCACAGTGGCCCGCTTATGCAGTGTTTTTTGAGGAATGGCTGGATACCCCATCTGAAAAGCGTGAAGCAACTCTCGAAGCACCGTACCAGCGCCCGGAAAAACACTCTCTCCATAACCTCAATCGTGAGTCGTGCATTGCCAGGACTTATCCGGATGTCGATCCTGCGGACGTAACACCGCTAATGGAAAAGTCCTGCAAGGTTGTCATTGATTCTCAGGGTGTCATCCAGACCCGCGTATACAAAACACTGGCTTACATTAGCGATATTCTTGAATACAACGCAGCATCAACCTTCGGGGTATCCAGAGCGATTGACTGGGAATCCAGCGCAAATGTCATTCAGCTACGCAGTGAGGCCAGAGAGTGGCTGGAAGCAAATGGCCGTTATGAGAATGGTGAAAAATCCACAGGCTATGCCGACTGGAAACATAAAAACGAACAGGATAAGAGCGCTAATGATAATGCTATCGAAGAGGGTACTCAGAGCGTAGTTAATGTTCCTGGCATCGAAAACACAACGGATGGTGAGCCGGAACAAAACATAACTGGTGCTGGCCAGCCGGCGCAGGAAGTAAAAGGTCGTAGCACCTTTACGCTCGAGGAGATTCTGGCTGGTCCGGATATGCCACCTGATGAACGCCCTGATATGTTTGATCGTGATATCGAAATCGCCCACGCACTTAATGACCTGCTTTCCGGTCGCACAGGCATTATGGATCGGCATGAATCGGAACAATTACTTTGCACTGTCGGTCATCGAATTTCTGAGGTTGTGCCTTTATTGCTGAAGGATATTGAGAGCGTGGAGTTTTGTCTGTCGCCAGGCTTTAACGATGATGAAATTCACGATGTCGGAACCACGCTTCTTGACCGCTGGTCTGATAGCGATGCAGTTCGTCAGCAAGTAGCGCTGGACGCGATCGTGGAATATCGCACTCCACTCACCGAAGCAGAGCAAAAAACCAAATCTGTTAACCACATAATCAATAACGTCAATCAAACGGCTGAAATTGTAAACCCGCAGGCCGCTTCATCGGCGCTCACCTACCACCAGCAACTTACTCTCGCAGCGTTTCAGGGTTTGTGCACTAACCCCGCCTGCTTCGGCATACTCGATGATATTCCAGGCATGGCTGTAACCCTGGCTGATGGAATCCTGAACATGCAGGGAAAATGCAATGCTTGATGAAATGGATGAAGAACTCGATGGTGTTTCACCGAATCATCGTGCCGGCGCAATAGTTATCATCGATGACGGTCGCAACTGGACTAAATGGCATGTATGGAACATGCGATCCAGATTGCGGGTGAACAAGGGCATCTATGAAGAAGCACCCGATCGCCCCTTGATATTGAAGCCGAAAATTCAGAAAAAGCGAGGAAAGCATGGTCTTACTTAAAATTCTTGCCGGCGTTTTCTTCGCATTAGTGGCTATCATCCTGGCGTGCTGGCTTACCGATAGTGCGGAGTGATTTTTGATAATCAACATTATCCGGCTCTTGTCGTTAACATGAGCCGGTCATTGAGAGTGATGCTATGAAACTTCTTACACTTGAACGATGGGCGGAAGAACGTTACGAGGAGCCACCATCAATAGGCACGTTGCGGCGGTGGGCAAGGAACGGAAATATTTATCCCGCACCTGAATTATCGGGAACGAGTTACAAAGTACGACCGGATGCCGTTTACATCAAACCCAACAAATACAGCAAAACGATGTCCGTTCATCATGCCGCTAATCGGCCACTAAAAAATAGCATACTGGAGAGAATAGATGAGGAGGCCAGAAAAGCATGATGCAAACTTGCCACGCAACCTCACCTATCGCAAGACCAGAAAAACCTATGCCTGGCGCAATCCTTTAGATGGCAGAGAAATCCCATTAGGTAAAATATCCCGCAGGGAAGCGGTGGCACAGGCCATAGAAGCTAATCATTATATTGAAAAGAACTACTCACCAATAGCACTGCTCGAGCAACTGAAGGGTGAAACCGAATACACCCTGGCCAACTGGCTTGACCGCTACGAAGTTGTACTTCAACGCCGAAAGCTTGCTGCGAATACCTACAAGGTTCGCTCCGGACAAATCGCAACCATCCGCCAACAACTTGGTGAGATGGTGCTCACCAGCATCACCACACGACACATTGCCGAGTATATTGAACTCTGGATCTCAACCGGAAAAATGACCATGGCTAACACCATGCGATCAGTGCTGTCTGATATTTTCAGGGAGGCTGTTATTGAGGGCCGAGTAAAAGACAATCCCGTAACCCCCACCCGCGCGCCGAAAATTGAGGTGCAGCGCGAACGTCTGTCGTATGAGTGGTATGTTTCTATCCGCCAGGCAGCCGAACGCCAGCCAGCGTGGTTTACTCTTGCAATGGATCTCGCCCTCGTCACTGGCCAGCGCCGTGAAGATGTCGCGCTAATGAAATTTTCTGATATTCGTGATGAGCGGATTTATATAGAGCAGACAAAAACCGGCATGTGCCTGGCGCTGCCAATGTCGCTCACGCTTAATGCGGCGGGGTTAAAACTTGGTACCGTTATCGATCGCTGTCGCCTTGTGAGTCGTTGTGATTTTTTGATTAGTTCCGGTGTTAGAAAAAACAGCCCTGACGGCAGTGTCAATCTTGATGGGTTAACGAAGGGATTTGTGAAGGCGAGGAATGCATCTGGAATAGAGTTTTCTGAACAGCCGCCGACATTCCATGAGATCCGGAGCCTAGCCGGTAGATTGTATGAAGCGGAACGCGGGAAGGAATTTACTCAGAAACTTTTGGGCCATAAGACTCAAAAAATGACTGAAAAATATTTGGATTCGAGGAAAAAGGAGTTTATGTTGTTATGAGTCTGTTAAGGGAGAAATCGAAAGACCGAATATCAGTTTTCGGACATTTTTCGGACATTTTCGGACATGGCCATTTAACTCATTGATTTAAAAGACAGATAAAAAAAGACCGAATACGATTCCTATATTCGGTCCAGGGAAATGGCTCTTGGGAGAGAGCCGTGCGCTAAAAGTTGGCATTAATGCAGGCAGACTTCGCCTTGCCTTCTAAGAATAGTTTACCGGCGCAGCTTTTCCAGTCGGGCGCTAAAGTGTTCGAAAAAAAACTGTGTTACAGGTGACATTTAAAACAAAAACCGCCATATCCGGCTCTCGGATATGGCGGTTTTTTATGACAAATAAAGAAGTTAGCGTGTTTAGCTACATAGCTTCTGTGCACGCTCAATAAATGGCGCGAGGCTCTTTTTTTGCCCTGGCGCCTGTGGATCATCTATCTGAATGACAGAGATTGGCTGGCCAGTGGTCTTGCCGCTCGCCACTTGTTGCTCAGCAATATCATTTAGCGGGTACTGCATCAGTGTGCTTGGGTTGATGACAAACAACGCCTGGCCCGCACGGCAACTCAACATCACCTCTTCGCGGTTAAACGCCCAGTTATCTTTACCCATTTCAAAACGGCTCACGGTGATAATTTGTGGTGCCGCAAACGCACCACCTGCGCAAACCAGCAACAGCAATGTCAAAATACTTTTTTTCAT